ACGACATCCTTCATGACTCGTAGAGTATACAGTTTCACCAATACTACTGGTCGTAGGAGTTACATATTTAGTACTTCTAGACAAGCAATAAGCACAAGGAAGTTTTTAAACTCTCTTAGCTTTACTGGTTTGAAATTAGACTCCGATGAACACTGTTATGAATATAACATACGTGAGCCCTCAATGAATACGGACCCTTTTGTTAGGAAAGCCATGAAACAGTTCGATTCTGATATTTACCATTCTCTTGATGGGTGGACTAAGGTACCAGATTTAGAAACTGGGTTATTAGATTTAGCTAAGTACGATCATCCTGAACGTCCTAATACTAATATTTATAAAAACCCTGATTTAAAGATGCTTTTCATTTCGCACTTAATCGTGCTTATGATACCTTTTGTGCCAAAGGTAAATTACCAGCCCTTTCGATCGAAGGTTCAGCTGACACTTTAAACATGTCATCTGCTGCCGGTTTTAGTTTTCCAGGCTTAACCAAAGGCAAATGCATCGAAGAATGTTTTGATACATCTCGATATATGATACATCAAATCAGGAATGGTTATCCAGTTTATGTCCCTCCTTGCAAATTAGCATTTAGAGGTCATTTATCTGAAATTTCTGATAAGAAAGTTAGACCAGTCTGGGTTTATCCAGCTGAAATGACAATCATGGAAAGCATTTATGCACAGCCCTATTTAAGTTTTATGGAACAAGAAGTTGATACTGTATTATTTGGAAAGAAAGCACTCCCTCGCATACGGGCACGCCTTTCTAAATTACTCTCTGAACGTGAAACGGAAGTAACGTTTGACTGGAGTTCGTTTGATAAGTACACCCCAAATCATGTCATTGATTACGCTTTTGATATTATTAAGGATTCTTTCCCTAATCAATTTTCAAAATGGATTGATCAAGACGGAAATGAACAGGAGTGGAAGGTTAAACATTGGAACAGACCATTTGAATTTGTTCGTGGTTATTTCAAGTTTACCCGGATAATGTTACCTGACGGTACATGTCTAAGAAAGATGCACGGCATACCTAGTGGATCTATGTTTACTCAAATAGTTGGTTCTATTTGTAACTACATAATGATTACTGCTTTATGTAAATTTCTTAAAATTGATCTTGTAGATTTAAAAGTTCTCGGTGATGATTCACATTTTATTACAAATTCAACTCTTAATTTCCCTTTGATTCAAGAAACTGCTGACATCTATTTTGGAAGCCAACTTAATCCATCTAAGATTAAGCTAGCTACACATGATACAGGTCAAAGAACCTTTTTAGGTTATACATTTGATGGACCGAGACTTATTCGTCCCTGGAAAGAGTGGATGA